GGCACTGAAGACTCGTGTATTCGGCTCTGGTCCTATGGACTATACGATTGCGTTTCGGATGTACTTCCTTTCTTTCATGGCTCATGTTATGGATACACGTATTGACAATGAACAATCTATCGGAACAAACGTCTACAGTTATGACTGGCTCCAAACTGTCAAGAAATTGACTAAATATGGAGATAAGGTTATTGCTGGAGATTTTTCAACGTTTGACGGTACTTTGAACATTGGAATTATGTGGCCATTAGTTGATGTTATCAACGAGTGGTACAACGACGGTGAAGAGAATGCCCTCATTAGGCAGGTCCTTTTTATGGAAGTCGTCAACAGCATTCATTTATGCAATGGCGGATTCTATGCAATGGACCACTCCCAACCAAGTGGTAATCCAATTACAACAATCCTGAATTCTTTCTACAACTCAGTCTCGATGCGAATTGTCTTTGACATCTGCAAAGAGCGTGCAAGTCTTGAAAGATCCTCGGACATCAAATTCAATGACGTGGTGTCCATGGTGTCTTATGGTGATGACAATGTGTTGAATATCCATGATTCTGTTATTGCGTGGTTCAATCAGAACACAGTTACGGCTGGCTACGCAGTTATTGGAATGATTTACACAGATGAGGCCAAATCCGACGGTGTAATGCGCGATTTTCGTAGCATAGAAGAAGTGGCGTATCTCAAGCGTGGCTTCAAGAAAAGGGGGACCAAGTGGCTTGCGCCACTTGATCTTCCTGTTATCTTGGAGACATGCAATTGGATTCGTCGTGCACCGGATGAAGATAAGGCTTGTCTTGTGAATTGTTCCAACAGCATTATGGAACTTTCAATGCACACTGAAGAGGTTTTTAACATGTATGTCAAAAAGATTAATGCAGCATGTTTGGACGCCTTCGGTGAGTTACCCCCACAGGAAACCTTCACACAATATTCTGAGTCTCGGCTCTTAGAGTATGGTGTGTAAATAGGAATAAAAACCTTAAATTGAATTTTGTGTATCCCCCCGGAGTATCTCTGGGCAGCATGCACAAGAGTTGCCAAACTATAAATGGAATGTTGCTAATATTTCATTAGCACGATTTGCTTGTTTTATCGTAATAAAACAAGTCGATAACGGTTAAGTCGGACTAAGTTAACCAACCAGACATTCACGGCAAGTTCGAACCTACTAGAGGTGAGATGAAGCCTTGTGCCTTACGTGAAGTGATCTAATACACATTTACAACTTATTATTTTTAGGAGCTATTCGCCATC